ATCGCAATCAACGTCCACGCGCGTTTGGCGCTCGCCAGTGACGACACGGAATGCGAGATTACGACCCTGTTCGACGCAGACGGCGAGGAGACTGACGACGAAGATGAAGCGGTCGCCGCGGTCATCCGCTACGCCGACAATTCGTGGTTCTCCATCGAACTTAGCGATTACAGCGAGGACGCGGTCAATTGAGCTCGACCGAAGTCACCATCCCGCTTGATCGTGTGCATTTCGCTATTCGCAGCGGGGATCGTTGGGCGCTACGCAAACGACTCCCGAACGGCGAACTCGACACCTTGGAGACGTGGGCCGGGGGACGCCGGTCTCTGTTCCATCATTGCCAGGCTCGGGGGATCGTGCCCAGCCGCGAAGCCGAGGAACTGCTGGCCTTGCAGCCCGAGACTCGGGGCTTCAGAGACCGTTGACTTTAGCAGCTAGCCTCGGCGGCGAAATTCGAGTATAGTATACTCGAAACTTCCACGGGATCGCGCCCTTGCACGTCGTAGACAAAACGCTCCGGAAAAGCCACTGCACCGTATACGAGGTTTTGCGCCAGTACGTCTTAATCGATGGCGGCAGCCCGTCCAAACAGGAGTTAGCCCGTGGCGCGGGCTTGTCACTTATCACAGTGTACCAAGCCGAAAAGGCCCTGAAAGAGAAGGGCTACGTGACTAGCGAAAAGGACGCGAAGAGGACCATGCGTCCGACCAATCTGGATTTAACGATCAGCCACGAGGAGCTCGACCCATGGAGCGAGCTCGAAGAGCCTAAGCTCTACTGGCGCATGAGCAAATGAAAGGAGACCACCAATGACCGCAGAACCCACCATCCCCAGCTGGGCCGTGCCCGGCGCTCGTGTCGTCTGCGTTAAGAACCTGCGCGGAAACGGTTACGGCACTGAGCAAGTGCCGGAGATCGACAAAGTTTACACGGTACGTGAACTAACCAGCCAAGATTGTTTGCGGGTAAAAGAGATCGTTAACCCGCTTTGTCGGTATGCTGAAGGCGATTTAGAAGCAGCGTTCAAGATCCATTGTTTCCGGCCGGCGGTCGAACCCAGGACAGAACAGGAAGACGTCGCGTTTTTTACCGACCTCGTCAAAGGCATGACCTTGGTCGAGCGCCTCGACCGGCTGAAAGAAAGCCTGGACGCATGACCGACCCCACCGCCGCAGCCTTCGCCCGCATCGTCGGAACGGTCGACAGGGACCTTATGAAGGACTACCCGCAACCCAGCGTCCCTGATACCGTTCCGTCAGGATTGAAACAGGAGACCAGAGTGACGATCAAACCCGAACAGGTTAAACGCAACGCCTTTACCGAGAACCTTGGCGCCGACTGGATCGGCACGGATGCTAACGGCAACGTGCTGGTGCGCGGCGACGAAGCCGCGACCCGAGCACATCCTGACGCGGTGGCGTGGTTTACCGGTAAGGACTTGGCCGAGCCGCCGGCAGCCGAAGTGCCCAAGATCGAGAACGCGGCCAAGAACGATGCCGGCGCGGAAGCCAGGGCCGAGGAACTCGAAGCCGCCAAGGGCGAGGTCGCCAAGATGGATCCGGACGGCGACGGCAAGGTCGGCGGCAGCCGGAAGAAGGCCGCGAAGAAGTAAGGCATGATTGCCGTTACCACATGTGGGCGGGTATAAACTGCCCGCATGTTAAGCGACCACGATCTCCTCAACGCCCAGCGCAACCTCCACCTGTTCGATCCCGAGCAGAAGGCGCGCCTGCTTGCGCTGCTCGAGGAGCGCGACCGGCATAAAAAGCTTCAGGAAGCGCGTGATCATTTCCTGCCTTTTGTGCGAAAGGTTTGGCCTGACGTCATCCTTGGCGCGCATCACACATTGATTGCCGACGCCTTTGAGGAACTCGTCTTCGGCAGCTTGAACCGACTGGTGATCAACATCGGGCCAAGACATTCCAAGTCGGAGATGACCAGCTGGCTGTTGCCGCTCTGGTACCTTGGGCGAAATCCGCGCGCCAAGATCATGCAGTGTATGAATACTCAGGACCTTGCAGGCGGTTTCGGTCGCCGAGTGCGTAACGTCATTTCGCGCGAAGCGATCGCGACCGACAGGAAATTGGACGATCCGTATCACGAGGTTTTTCCCGAGCTCGACCTCGCCAAGGACTCAGGCGCAGCCAGTCACTGGCATACGACCGCTGGCGGCGAGTACTACGGCGTCGGCGTCGGCGGTAAAATCGCTGGCCGTGGTGCCGACCTCTTGATCATTGATGATCCTCATTCAGAACAGGAAGCCAAACAGGCAGAAGGAAACCCGCAGGTCTTCGATGATGTGTACGACTGGTACGTCTATGGACCGCGCCAGCGTTTGCAACCCGGAGCAAAGATTTGCGTGGTCCAGACTCGCTGGTCCAAGCGCGATCTGACCGGGCGGCTTCTCCGCAAAATGACCGAGGATCAGTCACCGGTCGCGGACAAGTGGAAGGTCATTGAGTTCCCCGCGATCCTGGATGAGGGAACGCCAAACGAACGGTCACTTTGGCCGGGGTATTGGCCGCTTGAAACCTTGCAGGCGACACGCGCTGCGCTACCGGTTCAAGCTTGGTCCGCGCAGTACGCTCAGAACCCTGTCAGTGAAGGCGCCGCGATCATAAAGCGTGAAAGCTGGCGCAAATGGGGAAGCGATAAAGAGAAGCACCCCGGCCCAAAGCATTCTGTTGCATGGGCAAATCTGGAACCGCCGGCATGTGATTACATCATTGGTAGTTGGGATTGCGCGGCTAGCAAAAACGAGCGTAGCCACCCGAGCGCGTACACCCTGTGGGGAACCTTCAAGGCCGAAGACCCTACGACCGGACGCGAACTGAACAACATCATCCTGTTGAGTTCCTACACTGCGCGCATGGAATTTCCCGAGCTCAAGCGAAAAGCCAAACAGTTTTTTGAGGAAGATGCGCCTGACACATTGTTGATCGAAAACAAGTCGGCCGGCATGCAGCTACTGCAAGAATTTCGTTCGATGGGCATACCGGCGGAAGATTTCTCGGGTTCGAGCCGCGGCACGAAGAAGATGCCGAACGATAAAATCGCCCGAGCGAACCTTGTTGCCGACATTTTTGCTTCGGGCTATGTGTGGATTCCTGAAGGCAGAAGGTTCGCCGAGGAAGTCGTGGAACAATGCGCCTCATTCCCGAACGGGGATTTCGATGACCTCGTGGACTCGACCGTCCAAGCCCTTCTGAGATTCCGCGAAGGTGGTTTCATCCGCACAGCCAACGACGAAGAAGACGAGCCCAGCGCCCCGCGCCGTCGCAAGAGGTACTATTGATGCGTCTTGTTGACCTAGAACCCAACTGGTTTGACGCCCGCTACTGGGAAGACGGCAACGAGAAGATAGGCCGTTCAGGTTTTACTATGCTATGTCCGCATTGCGGTACTGAGCGGCTGGCCGTCACAACACGTAAGTTGAAAATGACAGATCAGATGCTGGCACTTTCTGAAGCACATCCGAACAATGGCGGAAACATCGTCCCCGGCGGTTACGTGTGGTCTATCGATAGCGACGATTTCGCTGACATGACAGTGACACCGAGTGTCGATGCGTCTGCTTCGGGGCATTGGCACGGCTTCATCACGAACGGCGAGATACGATAATGGCTGACGCCGCACTCAAAGGCCAAGGCGCCGAACGCGCAGATCCTGCAGGCCCCTCGGCCGTAGCACCCGCCATCATCCCGCAGGATACCGGCGGCGTTGTCGTCGACTTCAACGGCCCGATGCCCGAAGCCCCGCCGCAGCAGGCGTTCGGCTCCAACCTCGCACTGCCCGAGTTCGGGCTGTTCACTGATCAGTACCTGCAGCAGCTGGGACACGAACTCGTCGCGCTTGTCGACGAAGACGACCGCTCCAGAGACGAGTGGAAAAAGACCTACGCACGCGGCCTGACGCTTCTCGGCCTAAAGTACGAAGAGCGCACCGATCCGTGGGAAGGCGCGTGCGGCGCGTTCCATCCGATGCTGCTCGAGAGCGTTATCCGCTTCAATGCGCAGGCAATGATGGACATCTTCCCCGGCGCCGGGCCGGTCAAGACCCAGATCATCGGCGACATCGACGACCTCGTCGAGCAGCAGGCGCTGCGCGTCCAGCGCGACCTCAACTACCTGACCACGAGGAAGATCAAAGGCTATCGGCTCGAGACCGATATGATGCTGTTCAACCTGCCGCTTGCGGGCACGACCTTCCGCAAGTTCGGGTTCGATGAAAAGCGTCAGGTGCCGTGGGCCGAATACGTCCTGCCCGAGCACGTCGTCATGCCCTATTCCGCGGCGAGCCTCGACACGACCCCCCGCTACTCTGTCATCCTGCCCAAGACCAGTAACTGGGTCGAGAGCCGTATGGCGAGCGGTCGGTTCCGCAAAGAGAAGCTGACCGAACAGCCGACCAAGTCCACTGAGATCACCGAAGCCAAGGACAAGATCGAAGGCCGGTCGAACACCAATCAGGCTCCCGACAATCCGTATCGGCTCTACGAAGTCCACATCGAATACTACTTCGAGGCGGACGCGACCAACACTACCGGCCTTCCGGTGCCCTATATCGTCACGGTCGCCGCCTACTCCAATAAAGTGCTGTCGATCACCCGCAACTGGAAAGAAGGCGATCCCGCTTTCGAACGGCAGATGGACGTCGTTCAGCACAAGTACATGCCGGGCTTCGGCCCCTACGGCATCGGCTTGATCAACATCCTCGGCGGCTTGACCGAGAGCTCGACCAGTATTCTTCGTCAGCTTGTAGACGCAGGTACTTTGAGCAATCTGCCGGCTGGATATAAGACTAAAAGCGCACGCATCAAAGATGACTCCAGCCCGATTGGTCCGGGTGAATGGAGGGACGTTGAAATAAGCATGGGGAACTTGAAAGAGTCCTTCATGCCGTTGCCGTATGGCGAACCAAGTCAAGTGCTAGCCGCGCTGCTCGGGCAGATCGTCGACGAGGGCCGCCGTATCGGCTCCGTCGCCGACATGAAGATCACCGACATGACCGGGCAGAACATGCCGGTCGGCACGACCCTCGCCATCATCGAGCGCTCGATGAAGGTGATGAGTGCCGTGCAGCAGCGCCTGTACGAGAGCTTCACGCAGGAGCTCATCGTCATCAGCGAAATCGTCCGCGATTTCATGGGACAGGTCCCATACCCCTTCCGTCTAAAACAGCGGGAGATGGGCGCAAGCCGTCAGCAGGATTACGACGACAAGGTCGACGTCATCCCGGTGGCCGACCCGAACGCCTCGACCATGGCGCAGCGCATCATGGTCATGCAGGCGATCATCCAGCTGACGCAGACCGCGCCGAACATCTACAACCTGAAAAACGTTCACCGCGACATGATCACGGTGCTCGGCAGCGACAAGGCGGATTTCTACATCCCGCCCGAGGAAGAGGTCATGCCGGCCGACCCGGTCAGCGAGAATATGGCGCTGCTTACCGGCAAGCCGGTGCGCGCTGGCATTATGCAGGACCACGCCGCGCACATCACCGTGCACATGGCCGCAGCCGAAGACCCGCAGATGGTGCAGATGCTGACCAACAACCCGGCGGCGCCGGGCATCATCAGCGCCGCCAACGCCCACATCCTCGAGCATCTCGCCTTCCAGTACCGGCAGGACATCGAGGAGCAGCTTGGCGTGCCGCTCCCGCCGCCCGGCGAGCCGCTGCCCGAAGACGTCGAGTACCAGATCAGCCGCCTCAGCGCCGCGGCAGCCGACAAGCTGCTGCAGAAGAACCAGGCCGAAGCGCAGCAGAAGAAAATCCAGGAGCAGCTCGAAGACCCCGTCATCCAGAACGAACGAGAGAGCCTGCGCATCAAGGCACAGGAGGCGGACACGGCGCGGATCAAGGCGTTGGAAGACTTGAATCTGCGTAAGCAGGAACTGGTAGCCAACACCGAGCTCAAGAAATCCGCGCAGGACGAGAACCTCCAGCTGCGGCGCGAAGAGCTGCAGATCCGCCGCGATCAGATCAACGCGCAAGGTTTGGCAAAGCTCGCCGAGATCAATGCCGAGGTGCGCGCCGACAAGGCGCAGGCCGCGGCGGAACTGGAACGCATTCGCGCGCACGCGGACACCGAACAGAAAACTGCCGAGCATAAGGCGTACGTGAGCGCGCAGGTAGCGTTGCTCGAACAGGCCGGGCGCGAGCGCGAAGCCAAGCACGCCGCGGCTCTTGCGGACGCCAAGGCGGCGAGCGACGCTGCTGTGCGCGAGGTTGACCGCAGCATAAAGCTGATCGACCTGCGCATGAAAGAGCTTGACCTGATGGCCAAGCAACAGGCCGCCGAAATGGCCGCTGCGGCGGCCGCAGCGCCGGAGCAGGACGACAAGACGGACAAGATACTGGAGGGCCTCGTTATTCTCGGGGACCAGAACCAGCGGCTCGCCGAGATCATAGCCGCGCCCAAGGAAACCGTGATATCTCGGGATGAACAGGGCCGCGCGGCCAAGTCTACGACTACGATACGGAAAGGCTGAGCATGCCCAAATCTACCGCAACCTGTAATTCCATCCTGGCGCTGATTTTCAACGCCACGGCTTGGGCTGACATCGCCCAGAATGATGGTTCTGGCCCGCTTACGGACCTCTACCTGTCCCTACATACTGCCGACCCCGGTGTCGGCAACAACCAGACCACGAACGAAACTGCGTACACGAATTACGTACGCATCGCAGTTGCGCGGACCACCAGTGGCTGGGACGTGCCATCGGGCGGTGCGACTGCCAACGCAGCGCTGGCGCAGTTCGCCCAGTGCGGCGTCACTGGCGCCACCATCACTCATGTGGCGATCGGCACAGCGTCAAGCGGCGCGGGCACGGTGCTCTACGCCGGCGCCCTGTCGAGCTCCCTGGCTGTGGCCAACGGCATTCAGCCACAGTTTGCAGCCGGCGCGCTGGACGTGACTGAAACATGACCCGGTACACCTGCAAGATTTGCGGCGCGCGCGTCGAGCGGACCGGCGACGGAGCGTTTGTACGCAAGTGCGGCTGCACGGATGCGCCCATCCTCGCGCATCTGACGGCTACGGCCACGGGCGAATCGGCCGTGGCGCGGGGTAAGTAATGGGCTTCACCAGCATCAAACAGTGGCCAGAGGCGGAGGATGCGGGGCAGTCATGGATCACCGGGTTCCGCAAGGCTGCGTCCAGTGTCGCGACCACGACCCACGCATGGACGGACTACAGCTACTATTCGGGGTCGCCACCGGCGAATTTCTACGCTTCGACGCCGCTTGAGTCGGCTTTCGTGGACGCGGCGCGAGGGTTCTATGTCCCGACCGTCGCGCCGGCTACGCAGCATCTGCGTAACTTGAAGCTCATGAGCGCGGCGTCGTCGGCAACCAGTACGACCAACGCCCGGCAGCAGCTTGTTCTCGCAGACCTGCTTATGTACTACCCGTTTATCGACACCGACGCGGTTGGCGAACAGCAAGATATGGTGCAGACGGTGAGCCTCCCCCGGTACGGCGGCGGGCAGGTCGTCGCAGTCGCGCAATCGGCCGCCTCGGCCAACGGACAATTCACGTTCACCTACACCAACGACCAGGGTGTCGCCGGGCGCGTATCGCAGAATCATTTTACGCTGATCACCACCGGCGGCGGGCAGGTCGTCGCGACCAGCGTCGGCTCGGCGGCATCCTTCCATCCGTTCTGCCACCTGCAAGCGGGGGACAGCGGCGTACAGAGTATCGAGTCGGTGACATTCTCGGTTGCCGGGGGTGGCCTGATGGCGCTTGTCATTGTCGCGCCCTTGCTGACCGCGTACACGACGCAGGAATCGCGACGCACGACATCAGGCAACCTCGAAAGCTACGGGGCTTGCGGTGAGTTCGCCTCGATGATTCATGTTCGTCCGCCGCGCATTATCGATGGCGCGGTACTCGGGCTGTTTGCAGCCGGGTATGCGGGGTCGCTCGCGTCTAGCGTACTGTCTGGCATTCTCGAAACAACGTGGAACTGATGTAATGGGCTGGACAAGTCAAGACGATCTCATCAACCAGATCACCAACAACGGCAAATACGGGAACGTTTTCTATAACAAGACGCTTTCGTCTGCGGGCACAGCGGGGCACTGGACGTTGCTATCCGGGCACCCTGGTACGCCACCCGCGGCAACCTTCGCTGGCGCCGATCTGACTTGGGTGGGCACCGACGATACGTGGTCGGAAGGCGCCCCCTACACCGGCGGCAATGTGTCCCCCGCGACCAAGCATTTTCTCGGCGCCGGCGCGGCGTGCGTCGCCGCTGCAGGCGCGCCATGGTACCTCATGGCTATCGACCTTGTCGGATACGTCCCATTTTCCGGTACGAACGTTTCAACGACCGGCACCAAGACGGTTACCATGACCGCCCTCGGCGGCGGCGCACGGTACCCATCCGGCGAAGGGCTGCGACTGTTTGTGGCCGCTGACACGGCGCTCGGCGCCAACGCACCGACCTGCATCATCAACTATCTCGACACGGGCGGCAACGCCGGCGCGACAACCACGTTCACGTCAACGGCCTCACTCGGCGTAGGGCAGCTGCTCAATTCCGGTACCGCGGCCAACAAGTATAATCCGTTCCTGCCGTTGGCTGTGGCGGACACAGGCGTAAGCGACATCGTCAGCCTGGTTTGGGCTGGTACGGCGCACGCATCGGGTACCGTCATTATCGGGCTGTGCAAGCCGCTATGGACGATCCCGGTCCCAGCCACAGGTCTCTACACCAAAGTGGATTTCCTTAACGCTTTCCCGTCGCTGCCACAGATCGTCGACGGCGCCAACGTACAGTTTCTGATGTTCCAGACCGGCGCGACGACTTCGGCAGGCACGATCATGGTCGACTTCGACTATGGGTACGGAGGCTAACCTGCCATGGCATTGATGCAGAACGGCTTCCGGGATTTCTCGACGGGCGTCCGCATCTTCGGAGCTACGGTCAGCAACAGCGCGTACCCATCAGCGCTGATGGGGAACTTTTGGCGTACCTCCACTAGCCGCAACATGACCGCCGGGACGGGGATCACTACCAACCTTGCCGGTATTCCAGACGGCTACCGGAATGAGGCGTCGTGGGTGATGCCGAAGTCGGCGGGCGCACTCGGCGCCCGAAACCAGATCATCGGGGTTGGCACGGCGACTATAACCATGGCTTCGGGGGTCAACGGCGAAGCGACGTTGACGGGCGCCGGAGACATGGCCGGGGTCGGGCAGCTTATCATTTCAATGGTCGCCGCGCTGACTGGCGCGGGGACCATCAGTAGCGCCCAAGCCGAAGCGTTCCTGCAGCTCGCCGCGACGCTGACTGGTGCGGGGGATATCGCCGGCGCATTGAGCGCACTCGGTAGCGCCGCTGCAGTTCTGCAGGGAACCGGTGATCTCGACGCAGTTTCTACCGCCCTGGGTATGCTGGCCGCGAACATAACGGTTACCGGCGACGTGCTCACCACAGCTAACGTGGCCGATTCCATCCTTGACGCGGCCGACGGCGTCGAGAGCGGACTGACACTAAGGCAGGCGCTGCGGGTCATCGCGGCAGCCACGGCGGGCAAGGTGTCAGGTGCCGAGACAACGACAATCACCTTCCGGAATGCACTGGTCGATGACGTCGATCGTATCATCGCCACAGTGGACTCAAACGGCAACCGTACCGCAGTCACGTTGGACACAGACTGATGGCCGACTATTTCAGCGACCGGTATTTCCCGCCGACGTACTTCCCAGCGGGGTATTTCGAGGGCGGGGTGCAGAACCCTGGCGCCATGTCCGCCTCGCTCTCGGGCGCGGGCGCCGCCGCCGGGTCGCTTACGGCAACGCAGGCTACGGCAGGCGGGCGCGCCGCAGCGGCAAGCGGCAGCGGGCGCTATCGTGGTCGCCGTTGGTGGGAAGACGATGAGTACCGTACGCAGCGCAAAGCGCGCGAGTGGACGGACGATGAGCTTGAGGAACTGGTCGATGCAGCCTTCGCGGCGCTCGGCATCAACTGGGCTGACCCACTCACAACGGCCGCGCGAAAGGGCGTGCGCAAATATGTCGAAGCGCGCAGCCACGACCTGAACGTGTTGTTGCCGGCCGTCGGGGATGTGACAGCCGCCATGCGGCGCCGCGAAGCTATCGACGCGAGTTTGCGCACTGACGACGAAGAAGATACTTTGCTGCTGCTAGCGGCGTAGGAAACCACATGTACCTTGAACGCGAGATCAAGAAACTCTTCGAAGACGCCCGTGACGCCCTGCTCGCCGGCGGCGCCAAGGATTTCGAGACCTATGCCACGCTCAACGCCCGCTATCAGGTGCTGCGCGAGCTGAACGGCAAGACGCAGGCGGATGAGATGCAACTGCGGCAGGCCGAACTGGCGTCCAATATCGGCACGGTATCCATGGGGCACGTCATCGACATGCTGAACGCCCGGCTGCGCGCTGACGCTGAGAAGGCCAAGCTGGCGGCCAAGACCCGAGGCATGAATTGAACTTCCTTGAAAAACGCCTGCGCGAAAAGCTCGAAGACATCACGGGCGTCATCCTTCAGGGCAACGCCCTCGATTACGCCGCCTATGCCAGTGCGGTAGCCCGCTACCGCGTGCTCAAGGAACTGCTCGACGACCTTGCGGATCACCGCAAGGAACTTTCAACCGGAGAAACCGAATCAGATGACTGACGCCGCACAGAAGACCCGCGCCTCGGCAGCGCCTCTGAGTATCCACAGTTCTCAATCAGCTGCCGATCGAGCTAGCCCGATCAGGGCCAACGCCTTCGGCAATATGGTTGCCGAAGAGCAGACCGAAATGGTCACGCTTCCTGACCCGGTCGGCTACCACATGCTCGTCGCCCTGCCGACGCTCGAGCAGCAGACCAAGTCCGGCATCATCATCCCCGAGGCGGTCACCGAGCGCGAGCGCGCCGCGACTGTCGTCGGCACGGTGCTGGCCATGGGGCCGGATTGCTACCGCGACGCGAAGAAATTCCCGAACGGCGCGTGGTGCAAGGTCGGCGACAACGTCCTGTTCTCCCGCTACCAGGGCATGCGCTTCCGCTCCAAGGACACCGAGACCGGCGATATGGTCGAGTACCGCATGCTCAGCGACGACGGTATCGTCGGTACGGTGCCCGAGGGCGCCGAGGTTGGGGGTCTCTGATGGCACGTGAAAGCTTCAAGGCGACGCCGGGCGACCGGCGCAACATGGTCAACCTCCCCGCCAGCGCGGATGACCTGCCCGAGGTCACGCTCATCGACCTCAACTCCAAGACCCCGGCCGTTCCCATCGCCATCGTCGATGACACGCCCGAGGATGATCGTGGCCGCCCCACCGAATGGGACGGCGCGTCGACGCTCGATGAGAACGACGAGGACCTGCAGGCCAATGTCTCGGAGCGCACGGCCAAGCGGCTGAAGCGCATGAAGGCCGAGGTCGAGACGGCACGCCGCGCCAAGGAAGCCTCGGATCGCGAACGCGACGCGGCGATCGAGCTCGCACGCCAGCAGGCTGCCGAAGTGGCGGACCTCCGCCGCCGCGGTGAATCGGGCGCAACGGCCCTCGCCAACAGCATGAAGGCGGAACGCGAAGCCAAGATGGCCGATGCGCGCCGCCGTCTGGCGCAGGCGCATTCCGACGGTGACGCCGAGGCCATTGCCACGGCCACCGCGGACATGAGCATCGCGGCTTCGGAACTGACGCAGATCGCGGCGCGCACGCCGATCCCGCGCACCCCCGAGCAACAGCAGCAGGACCGGCAGGCCCAGCAGCCACAGCGCCAGCAGCAGGCGCCGAATATCGCGCCAAATGTCACGGCGTGGATTTCGCACAACGACCGCTGGTTCAACCGCGACCCGGCCAAGACGAAGTTCGCGCTGTCGATCCACGAAGCGGTTGTTTCACGTGGCATCCGCCCGGAGTCCCCTGAATACACAAGGGAACTGGACAGGGGAATGAAAGCGATGTACCCAGATCACCAGCCGTACGAGCAATCGGACGGTACGACTACGGAGCGCACTGCTCCCCGCCGGACCAACGGCGTGACGGAAGGCTCCCGTGAAGACGGGGTTCAGCGTCCGGCACTGCGCGAAGGACAGGTGGAACTGACCCGGTCCGAAGTTTCTCTCGCCCAGAAAATGCGGATCCCACTGGACAAGTACGCCGACGAAAAGCGTAAACGGCTCCAGAGAGAAGGAAACGGCGCATGACGACAGAGGCCCTCGATCCCTGGGACGCGCTCGAAGCGCCATCCACCAGGACGCCACGGTCTTTGGAAACGCGGGAGCGTTCAGAACGCAGCCGCGCATGGAAAGAGCCTTCGCTGCTCCCCGACCCGGAACCCGAAGATGGGTGGGTCTTCAAGTGGGTGCGGACGTCGAGCCGCGGCAATGCCGACACGACGAATGTCGACAAGCGGACTCGCGAAGGATGGACCCCGGTTCGCGCCGAGGATCATCCGGGCATCGTTTCGGAATGGGGCACCAACAAGGTGACCGGCCACATCGAATCCGGTGGGCTGATCCTTTGCAAGATGCCAGCCGAAATGGTCAAGCAGCGGAACGACACTTACCTGCGCCGGTCGATCGGTGAACTGAACTCCGCGGAAGATCACTACATGCGCGACAACGACCAGGTGGTCAAGAAGTTCAAGGAAGCGAAAGCTCGATCGACCTTCCAGGACCGCAAGGGCAGTTGAGCGCTCCTTCCTCCAGGAGACAATGATGTCCAGCACGGCTAATCCGTACGGCATGGTCCCGGTTCTGAACCAGGGCGCGCAGTACAATTCTCAGGGGTTCGAACAGGTCCCCATCCTCGACGGCTACACCACGTCCATCTTCTTCGGCGACGTGGTCAAGCTCGGCTCGAACAACACGCTCGAGAAAGACACCGGCACTTCGACACTGACGCCCTACGGCGTCTTCCTCGGCTGCAAGTTCATCAGCCCGACGCTCGGCTACTTCCAGCCGCAGCAGTTCTGGCCGGCGTCCACGACCACGGGTTACACGACCTACCCGAACTTCCCGATGGGTTACGTGTCGAGCTTCCCGTGGGGCGTGTTCCAGATCCAGGCCAACGGCCCGGTGACCTGGGCGGATGTCGGCAAGAACGCCGCGATCGTCCAGACCGCCGGCAGCGCCGCTTTCGGCAAGAGCCGCAACGCCCTCAACGCGTCGTCTCTCGACACGACCGACACGCTTCCGCTTCGCGTGGTGGGTCTCGTCGAGTCGCCGACCAACGCGTCGGGCGATGCTTTCACCGATGTGCTCGTGGTGTTCAACAACACCCAGCAGATCCTCACGAAACTCGGCGTGTAAGGAGCACAGATCATGGCCGCAATTTCACGCGCTCAGCTCCTTCGCGAGCTTCTTCCGGGTCTCAATGCCATCTTCGGCATGAGCTACAACGAATACCCCATGGAGTTCATGGACATCTACACCGAGTACTCCTCGGATCGGTCCTTCGAGCAGGACCAGAAGGTGACGGGCTTCCAGTCGGCGCCGGTCAAGCAGGAAGGCGCTGCCACCCTGTTCGACACCGCGCAGGAAGGCTACACCTCGACCTACGTCATGGAGACGATCTCCATGGGGTTCGCGCTCACGCAGGAAGCCTTCGAAGACAACCTGTACGACAGCCTCTCGACTCGCTATTCCCGCGAGCTTGGTCGTGCCATGCGCAATACCAAGGAGATCAAGGCGGTCGTCCCGTTCAACACCGGCTTCACGGCGCTCGCGTCGGGCGGCTATGGTGTGGGCGACGGCGTCCCGCTGTTCTCCACGGCGCACCCGCAGGTTTCCGGCCCGGTCATCTCCAACCGTCCGACGGTTGCCGTCGACCTGAACGAGACTTCGCTCGAAAACGCCACCATCCAGATCTCGGGATGGACGGACGATCGCGGCAAGCTCATCCAGGCTCGGGTTCGCAAGATGATCGTTCCGAAGGAGTCGATCTACATTGCAACTCGTATCCTCGAGACGCAGCTGCAGACCGGCACCGCCAACAACGACATCAACGCCGTCAAGGCGATCGGTGCCGTTCCGGAAGGGTTTGCGGTTAATCACTACTTAACTGACCCCGACTCATGGTTCCTAACTACAGATGTGCCGGAAGGCGCGAAATACTTCAATCGTGTGCCGGTCAGTGAAGATAGCGACGGCGATTTCGATACTGGTAATATTCGCTATCGTCAACGCGAAAGATACGCCTTCGGTTTCTCCAATTACCTCGCGATCTGGGGCATCCCAGGGGCCTAAAACCTCCTACGCTGCAACAAGTTAAAAGGAAAAGGCCCGCTCTTGAGCGGGCCTTTTTCTTGATACAGACGGGGACTTTGATACGGGGAAGTTCAAAAAATACGGTGTCAAAATATCGCTTGTGCAGGCCCCAAACCTGTATTAGCTTGGTGGTGTTCGAAGTCACTAGCTAAGGCAAGGAGCCTGCACAGGAATGATATGCACTGGATGTAACGAAGACAAGCCGATCAAGGCGCGCGGGCTCTGCGGAGCCTGCTACACGCAGTGGCAGAAGACTGGCAGTACGGTTCGAGTTCGAACCCGAGGTCTCAAAGGTAAACCTTGCATCGTCGAAGGCTGCGACGGTGTCGCCCACGGGCGTGGGCTTTGCCATAAGCATCTAAAACGCGAGCGTCTTACGGGGTCGCTGGACGACCCGCGGGCTAACCAGCCGACGCCGTTGACGCTGCACCCGCTGTACCCTCAGTGGATCGACTTCCAGCGTGCGCGCAATCCGCGACCGGTCGTGCCGGAGTGGAAGGAAGATTTTGAAACGTTTTTGGCTGGCGTTGGCGACCGGCCTTCGAAGCGTCATCGGCTGTACCGGCGCGATAAAACGTTGCCAATGGGGCCAACCAATTTCGAATGGCGCGTAGCGCTGCTCGAGAAAGAACCCGGCGAGGATCAGCTAACGTACAATAGACGCTACCGCCGAGCCCACCGCGAGATGTACGGCACCGACTACCACATGGCCGACCTTATGAGGAAGTACGGCTTAACCACCTATGACCTCGCCGCTATGGCAGAAAAGCAGGGCCATCGGTGCGCGATCTGCGGCAATCCAGAAATCGAACAACGCAACGGATTGGTGAAGCACCTAGCTGTCGATCATGATCATCGCCCCGGCGGCAAGGTGCGCGAGCTTCTTTGTCAAGCCTGCAACAAAGGACTCGGGTGTTTCAAGGATGACTTCGACGTCATGTTGAAAGCCATTGAGTACCTGCACAAACACGACGCTCTTTACGTTCCGCCACGGGCTTGACGAACACCGCCCCCATCCGATAATCTCAACCTTGCACCGAACGCCTTACAACTCGCTCGCTGCAATCCCTCCTCCCTACTTGGCCCGCGCCCCACGCGGGCCTTTTCTTTTGCGCGGTAACAGGCTACCGTCTGCCAATCGACGCGCCGTGGGGTAACCACTCCCTGGCCACTCCAGCTGCGGGCGTCCTCATGGAGACTGATTATGGCGACCACGAATTTCCCGAATGGCGTGTCAAGTTTCGGCCTGCCGGTTTACGGCACCCCGATCAACGGCGCCCCCCTCACCGGTCAGGTGATGTTCGTCGACACGGTTAACGGCGTCGACGCCGGAACCGGCAACAGCCCGAACAGCCCGTACCAGACCCTGACTTACGCGCTGACGCAGGTCAGCAGCGGCGCCTACGCGACGATCTACGTCCAGCAGGGCAGCACCGTCACGATCAGCAGCGCCACCGCGCTCCTCCTCAACGTTGCCAACGTCGCCATCATCGGCCTCGGCACCGGCAGCCAGCGCCCGGTGTTCAACTTCACCACGGCCAACACTGCCGCGATCCCGGTCAGCGCCGCC